GTGGAAAATCAATCCGCAAGAGTTGCTGAAGTCGGTGGTATCACCGTAGTCATTTTTCTCATTGGTAGTATCGGTGTTTTCGATAGCTGTACCAGTGGCCACACCATACTTTCCGAGGAAAGGAATGTTGTTGGACTTTTGGATCTTGATACCGGCGATCTCATAAAGACCTTCGCCAGAGTTCAAATTACCTTGGGTGTTACCAATATCCCGATTCAAGATATTAGTGTCCACGCTAGAAATTAAGCTATAATATTGACGGGGGCTAAGTACAGCTACGCGGCCTTCTTTAGGGGCTGAACGTTCATCTAATACAGCCGCTGCTTCAAAGAAACCGTCGACTAAAGATTGAGCATTATACTCGTTATTTGCACCCAATGCAACAGTAAAGCCACCGGGCTCACCTGTAACAGGAGCAGAGGCTACTGCTGCACGATCGAGCACACGGAAGATGCGACGATCATAATGTTCGGCCAAACTTTGCCCGATTTGACGAGCGATTGGGCCACGAATATCGTAGTGAGCAAGAACGCTATCGAGTTCGTAAACGAACGCTTGAGATACAAGTAGTTGGTCTACAGTGATGGTGGTTTCTGCTTGCTTAGGAGCACCATCTGTACCGCTTCCATTACCGAGTAGTGGAGTGCCCGGCGTATGAAAACCCGCCGTCATGGTCCCGGTATGGATGAATTGGGCCTCTTTGCCGTTAGTCAGAGTACGGCTCTGAACAAGAGGCTTGGCGATAAGAGCTGTACGGAAAGATTCATACACCTCTCCTGTGAACAATTTAAGTAGCAAGGCACGCGAATCGCTGCCTCCATTTGACGCGCCTGGACGCGTAAGATTCATGTTTGCCATGTTTATTTAAAAATTAAAAAGTTGAATATGTGCTATGAAGATCTTCAATCAAAAAAAGTATTCAGTTGTCGAGTAATTACACCGAATGGGGTATCTCTTTCAAGGCCCAGATATATCGGGCTGGTTTTTTACAAGGTCCGAAGCTTCCTTAATAAGGTGAGGGGGAATCGAACCCCCCCAGACTCAGCCAGAGCACCCTTCCGTAACCGACGCCTTTTCCGAGACGTTTACATGAGATCCCCAGATCGCGCGAGTTTGTCTTGAACGTCGAGTCTGTATGCGGGATCGTCGCGGTAACGAGAGTCAGAGATAGCCCGAGCCAATTCGGCTTGACTACGGAATCCGGGTTCAGGACGCGGAGCCCTTACACCAGATACCTGCTTACCCTCGTAACCATTGGACTCGACGTATTTCGATCTAAGTCCCTGTACTGCCCAATATATGGCGTCAGGGTTCCCACTGGAAACCACAGCGTCATAAGCCGCAATCTCATCAGGAGCTAAGGCCTCACTGGCCCAGCTGACCATCGTTTCGTATTGGTCATTGCCACCAACAGAGCCCATGATGCGGTCCACATCCTCTTGAGGGATGGCACCTGCAGGTTGTTCTGGCTTTGAGCTGTTGACATATTCAACCCAGTTTTGAATCAGGTCTTTGCTGTCCAGTTGGGAGAGCTTTTCAAGGGTCTCTTGAGATAGCTCACCACCTTCCTCATACTCCTTAGAAGCGGCCTCAAGCGTCTGATAGGTCTCTGTGGGCTCTTCATCTGTTTCGGTCTCTTCAGAGCCTTCCTCCTGCTGCTCTTCTGCAACAGGTGTCTCCTCTGAGTCCTCGGTGCGATCCCCAAGCTTTTTCTGAAGTTCCAAGTAAGCCTTTTCAAGCTCCTCAGCAGATTTGTATTTACCGGCATAGTTGGCTTCTGTATCAAGTGCTTTTTGATCTGAGTCAAACTTTTCTTGAGCAGCTGCTTCCTGTTTGGCAATTAACTCTTCGCCACTCTGCAACGCTCGCTTTTCAGCTTCTACACGCGCTGCTTCGGCGGTTTCATCTTGGGGATTAAATGTAGTAGTGGTCATTAGTGAACAGTGATTTTAACGGTGTTGAGATTCGCAGCGGTTACACGTCCCGCATTGGGTTGACCAACACGAGATGCACCAATGGTTGGGCGAATCTTTTGAGTAGGTGCGTATTTGTTTTGAGGCTTAGATGCCTGCTTCGGGGTTTCCTTCCTCGACGGGGATTGCTTCTTCTGCTCCGCCATTCATTTGCTCCATAAGTGCTGGGTTTTTATCTGGATCAGCCAGGGGTGACTTAGCGAGTTGCCCTGCTTGCTGCAGTAGTGCCTGTTGCTGAGCTTCCTGCTGTGCTTGCTGTTGCTCCTGCTGTTTCTGCTCAGGAGTTTTCACCAGACCTAAGTAATCAATACCTGCTGATGCCGCGAGGCGTTTAATCGCTTCATCAGGGTTTAAGTTTGCAAGCATCGCCTCAGGCCCAAGGGTCTGGGACAGAGTTTGCATAAACATCATCAATGCTTCACGATCTTGGCCGCGACCAACGCCTTCAAGACCAGCAACAACTGTCGGGAAGACAGCAGGTTTGCCATTGATCTTCGGAAGCTGTGGCAACATACGTTGACGTTGAAGCATTAGCAGCTTTCTATTAATAAAAGGTTCGAGCAGTTCTGTAGTAAGAGAGGCGTAGATTCCTCCCAACATCTCATCCAAAGCCTGTTGTGTAAATCTGATTTCTTCCGCAGTGGTGCGCTCAGAATCTCTAGGTGTGAATACAAGGAAAGCTTCACTTAGACGTTGGGTCAAAGTTTGAACCATGTCATAAGCTGTTTTAAAATCTCCTTGCTTGCCAACACTTACAACACCAATGTCATCTGGTCGGCCTTGGATTATAGCCCCATTACCAGCTTGCGCTAATTGGTTAGGTTTAGTGGTAGCACTGGGTGATACTGTAAATACTACTTTTGCGCTTGCTGCAGCACCTTCAACCAAGCTTTGCATAAGAGCATCTAAGCTCTGTAGATCAGCACGATATTCAGAAATTCTGCTGCGACCGTAGTCTTCTCCATCGACAACATTGAACCTCAGGCTAAGCCAAGGGTTTGCTGTTTTAGGTGCTGAAGACTGAGAGCCTTCAAGGATCTGGCCATCAACTTCCTGATACCATTTCCATTGACCGTCTATAAGTTTGACACAGGTATAGACAGCAACTTCATTGCTACTGGGGTCAATCTTAAGGTCAGAAGGAATACCACCACCTGGCTCACCAACATGGTTTGCAGGCTGTAGTCCGTTACTCTTAGGTTGGTAATCAGGCATTGTGTCGGCATCTACGGCCTCCACAGTGATGATTTTGGTAACCTGGCCATCTCCATCCCTACGAATCACAAACCGATCCAGGGGGTATAGCTTCAGGCCTTTTTTACCCATAAAGACTAAGACATTGCCAGAAACAACTAAGTGCTTCATAGCTTGGTGAAGAAGAACACGATCAGCTTTTTCAGCTACATCCTGCATCACAACACGTTCCATCTTTGACAAGACAAGATCAATTTCTGATCTAGCTTGTGCATCAATATTGGGATCTTGAGCGAGGGCTCCGTCTGCAATTTGAAGCTTAAAAAACTTCGCATTGACAGGGAACAGACTCAACATTAAGCGCGAAGCCATTACGTTGACGCCTTTTGCTCCGACTGATTGCCAAGGTGTATGTAATTTGTTCCCACCTGAGTGGCCGCTAGGCGGCATCAGATACGGGACACTTAACTTGGCACATTCTCTTGCGTCGTCTAGGAACTGAGTCCTATTAGCTGACAGCCGGGCGTATTCAGCTGCTACTGTTTTTTCCATTGATTAATATTTTTTGATTTGGGCAATATTGAGTCCATTACCAGAACCAGATGAAGCTGAGTCCCCAATACCTAGATTTTTAATACCAAGAGCGGTCAGGGGGTTAGTCAACTGCTTAGTCCCAAGACGTGCTTTTTTCTTGGACTTTTGAATTTGTTTGTTTTTTTGCACAGTGCCCGCAGTAGTTGCTTCCATTGAGCGCCCACGGTTACGAGCTTTTTCTGCATCAAGTTTTGCCGCCGCTTCTGCCTCTTGTTGAGCTTTAAGTTGAGCAGCTAGTTGTGCCTCTTGAGCTTTACGCTGTGCAGCCATCTGTTCTGCTTGTTTAGCAGCACTTGCAGCAGCAGCAGCCTGTTGTTGCTGATAACGTCTGTCAGCATCAGCGCGAGAAATACGAAATTGCTCAG